CGGTGTGATCTTTAACCACGCTGACTATGGTGCAGAACGCAGAGTAGGATGGGATAATCCAAACGAAACAGTAGAAAAGGTTGACATCGTTGGTCACAGCTGGTTCTTCCACCGCGATATGTTGTCGGTTCTTTGGAGAGAACTTCCTCCTATTGATCATGCCTATCACGTTGGAGAAGACATTCACTTCTCTCACATGATCCAGAAGTATACACCCTATGCTACTTGGGTCCCGCCTCATCCTGTTTCTGATAAGGAAATGTGGGGATCTCTAGAAGGTTGGAGATTAGGTGGTGATGCTGTAGCAACTGCAGGTAACGGAGGTATTCCAGCAATGGCTAAGTACCTTCGTAGAGCATATGACAATGGCTTTCAATTTGTACTAGGTGATAAGGTTCAAAAATACTAATGAAAAAAGTTCTATTCTACACCCAAAACCGCTGGGCATACGGCAGCATACATCATGGGCTTTGTAAAGAACTATACAAGCACGGTATTCTAGCTAATCTTTTAGACTGGCGTTTAGAAATAACTCCTCAGGAATGGCAACTCTTGAATGAGTCCTATGACTTATTTGTTACTAATCCTGAAGCAGTTTTAGCTCTGGCTAACTGCGGAATCCCGTTAAAAAAGATAGCCACTGTTGCGCACGGTCAGTGGGATATGCTCTTGGCTCAAAAAGAATCAAATAATCTGGACTTCTATCCTCATCTGTATAAGTTCGGCGTTGTTTCAAACATTCTAAAACAGAAGTCAGAAGAGTTTAATATCTCAGTTAGAACACCTGATGTAGTGAAGTTTGGTGTTCACTTTGATATGTTTTATCGCAAGCCTTCAGATAGACTACAAAATATTGGCTACGGTGGAGCTAGAACTACTCAGAATTTTTTTGGTATAGAAATTAAACGAGCACACCTTGTTTCTTCCGTGATTCAACAAACCCCGCTAAAAACAGTTGATCACAACTTCTATAACTGGTTATGCATGCCCGCATACTATGCAAAATTAGACGCGCTAGCTGTTTCTTCTATCGAAGAATCTGCTGGTTTACCTTCTATGGAAGCGGCTGCGGCTGGTCGTTTAGTTCTTTCTACTCCTGTCGGGTACTTTGAAGAACACGGACCTAAAGGCGGTGGTGTTGTACTTCCGTTACCAGAAGAAGAATACTGTAAATCATTGTACGAGAATCTAGCTCACTTCTATAATAACCCAGAAGAATATAAAAAGAAGTGTATCCAGATTCAAGACTATGCCAGAGAACATTATGACTGGTCTAAGCATATTGAAGGTTGGGTCAACTTCTTGTCATGAAACTAGCTTTTGTATTTTTGAAAAAATTACAGAGATTATCAAGATTGTGCCTCTTATTCTGAAGTCACAAATAATACAAATATTTCTTTTACAGAAAACTTTTCTTTTACGATAAGAATATTAGTAATATTAGTCGCAGCATAAATATTAAATATGAGCGACCAGAAATTAACACAAGTGTTTGATTTAACTCCAACACAACCGTCAGAGATTGTTCTTACACCTGTCGCTGATAATAACGAAGAAGATATTAAAAAAGCCAGAGAAGTTCATCATGATCTTTTAAATAAATCAAAGGACGCTCTGGATAACCTCTTGGATTTCGCTAAAGCATCAGAATCACCGAGGGCATACGAGGTAGTATCTAACCTTATAAAGACTACATCGGAAGTGGCGAAGACCTTAGTTGAGTTGAACAATTCGAAGAAAGAAGAGCCTAAGACGCAGAACAACACTCAGAACAATATATTTGTGGGTTCTACTGCTGAGCTTCAACAGCTGATAAAAAATGGCAAACTTGATAGAGAATAAAAAGCCATATTACTTAAATCCTCTAATTAAGAAAACTGATTTACCAGAGAACTACACAGAGGATCAAGTAAAAGAATATCTGCGTTGTTCCCAAGACCCTGTATACTTCATTGAAAAATACGTCAAGATCAATTCACTCGACGAAGGCTTTATTCCTTTTAAGTTACGCGGATATCAGAAAAGTTTGATTGAGGCTTTCCACAGAGAAAGAAGAGTAATCCTTCTATCACCTAGACAGTCAGGTAAAACAATTACTTCTGCGGCCTATGTGCTATGGTATGTATTTTTCAACCCAGACAAAACCGTAGCTATCTTAGCAAACAAGGCTCCTATTGCCAGAGAAATCCTAGCAAGAATTGTTGCTGCTTACGAGACTATCCCGTTTTTCTTACAACCAGGTGCTAAGGTATTAAATAAAGGTTCTATTGAGTTGGGGAACAAATCAAGAATTATTGCTTCGGCCACATCCTCAACAGCAATCAGAGGTTATTCAATCAACCTTCTTCTGTTAGACGAATTTGCCTTCGTTGAAAACGCTGAAGAATTCTTTAAAAGTACGTTTCCGACTATCTCTTCAGGTAAGGAAACGAAGATTGTTATCTCATCAACTCCGAATGGTTTAAATCTATTTTACAAACTCTTCACAGAAGCACAAGCGAAGAAGAACGAGTTCTATCCATTTAATATTGAATGGCATCAAGTTCCAGGTAGAGATGAGAAGTGGAAAAAAGAACAAGAAGAAATCTTAGGAGAACACGGATTCAGGCAGGAATACGGTAACGAGTTCTTGGGTTCTTCCAACACACTTATTTCTGCAACAGGACTGAGAGAATTAGTAGCAGCACCTGTTATAAAACCAGATCAGAAATCTACGCAAGTTCATCCACCGTCTCACGATAGAGCCTATGCTTGTATGGTAGACGTAGCTGGAGGAAATCTTGGCGATTATTCGGCAATAACTGTCGTCGATATTACAGACAATAAATACAAAGTAGCGTACACGTGGAAGTGTAATCAAACTAGACCATATGATCTCCCACAAAAAATTGTAGAGATTTGTAATCGTTACAACAAGGCTTATTTGATTATCGAGAGAAACGCTATGGGTTCAGGTGTAGCGGACCTTTGTTGGAATGATTATGAATACGACAACATAGCTTCTACGTCGATTGACGGAAAGAAACAGGTCGTCTCATCAGGATTCTCGAGGTCATCTTTGCTTGGTGTGGAAATGACGAAGACGGTAAAAAAGATTGGTTGTACAGTTCTAAAAGGATTAATCGAAGAAAAGAAACTCACGGATTTGACTGAAGAGCAGATCTTAGAGCTTTCAAATTTTATTGCTAAGAACGGGTCGTTTATGGCTTCCAATGGAAACAACGACGATCTTACTATTAATTTGGTTATGTTTGGTTGGTTAACAACCCAGATGTATTTCAAGGAGTTAATCGGGATACCTGGAGGATTGGTTATAGAACCAGATAGTCCTCCTTCCTTAGTTGGTATAAATGGTCTCGACGAAGCTTCAGAAGACGTGACTTGGCTGCTTTCTTGAAAATAGCAATTTTATAAATAATGGTTGTATATTAAATCTTTACTATTCATCTAAGGAGAAAAAACATGGCATTTCAAGTAAGCCCAGGAGTAAACATAAGCGAGATCGACCTAACAACGGTCGTCCCTGCCGTTGCAACTTCAGTCGGTGCAATCGCTGGACCATTTCAATGGGGACCAGTAAAAGAAATTAAGACAATCGCTAATGAAGTCGAACTGGTTGAAATGTTTGGTAAGCCAAACAACGACACGGCCAATAACTTCTTTTCAGCTGCAAACTTCCTCTCATACAGCGGCAATCTAAAGGTTGTCAGAGTTGTAGGCTCTGGAGCATTAAATGCATCAACAGGTGCAACAGGCTTCCTAGTAGAAAACGAAACAGACTATGAACAGAATCATTATTCTGGTATTTCAGGAACAACTTGGATTGCCAGGTGTCCTGGTGCACTCGGAAACTCCTTGAAAGTATCTATTGCTGATGCCGCAACATACAGCACCTGGACCTACAAGAATAATTTTCAAACAGCACCTGGGACATCAAATTACGCTGCCAAGACTAACTCCTATGCCAATGACGAAATCCATATTATAGTTATTGACGAAGACGGTCAGTTTACTGGAACAGCTGGAACAATTTTAGAAAAATATGCTTTCGTTTCAAAGGCATCAGATGCTAAAACCGAGACAGGCGAAGGCAACTACTATAAAGATGTAATTAACAAGAAGTCACAGTATATCTGGTGGGGCAATCATACAGCCGCCGTTAGTGCAACTGGTACTGCTTGGGGTTCAGTAATTCCTGGGGCCACTGGTTTTAAGGGTGCAACTGGTCCTATCGAAGAATCTCTTAATATCGGTGTAGATGCTAATTCACCTACTTCTGGTGATATTACAAATGGTTACGATCTGTTCCTATCAGAATCAGTTGACGCAAATTTAATTATTGCTGCAGATAATGGAGCTACAACTGTTAAACACCTTGTTCAGAACATCGCTGAAGTTAAGAAAGATTGTGTTGTATTCTTCTCTCCGCTCAAGGCTGATGTAGTAGACAATGTTGGTTCTGAAGCAGCTGATCTCGTAACCTATTCACAAAGTACCGTAAATGTCAACTCTTCATACGCTTTCATGGACGGTAACTGGAAGTATCAGTATGACAAGTACAACGACGTTTATCGTTGGATTCCAAGCAACGGCGATGTAGCTGGTCTCTGTGCTCGCACTGATCAAACAAATGATCCTTGGTTCTCGCCAGCTGGTTATAACCGTGGTGTAATCAAGAACGTTACAAGGATTGCTTGGGACGCTACAAAGGCAGAACGCGACACGATCTATCAAGCTGGTGTCAATCCGATTATCTCTCAGCCAGGAGTTGGAACTGTTCTATTTGGTGATAAAACAGCTCTGGCTAAACCTTCTGCTTTTGACAGAATCAATGTTCGTAGATTGTTCATTGTTCTTGAAAAGGCGATTGCAACTGCTGCTAAGTTCTCTCTCTTCGAACTAAACGACGAATTTACACGTGCTCAGTTCGTTGGTCTAGTTGAACCTTTTCTACGAGATGTAAAGGGCAGACGCGGTATTATTGACTTTAAGGTTGTTTGTGACGAAACAAACAATACTGGGCAGGTCATTGATACCAACTCGTTTGTTGGTGATATCTATATCAAGCCAGCGCGCTCGATCAATTTTATCCAGCTAAACTTTATCGCTGTTAGAACAGGCGTTGAATTTAGTGAAATCGTTGGAAAGTTTTAAGGTTCGGGGGAGTTTTTACTCCCCCACAACCTTTATAAATATCTAAGAGATAAGAGGAAACAACAATGGCATTTAATCTACAAAACTTTAAAGGAGCTCTAATCGGAGAAGGCGCAAGACCAACTCTGTTTGAAGCGTTTATCAACTTTCCAGACGGCGGTTTAGCAGATCGTAACTTCTCGTTTACCTGCCGCGCCGCTCAGCTACCTGGTAAGACAATTGGTGTGATCGAAGTACCATACTTTGGTCGTAAGGTTAAGGTTGCTGGCGACCAGACATTTGCTGAATGGACAGTCACTGTAATCAACGACGAATCGTTTATTACAAGAAATGCATTTGAGAGATGGATGAGTAGTATCAACCAACACGCTGGAAACATCAGAACAAATCCTGATTATACAGCTAATGCTGATGTAACACAATTCGCTAAAGACGGAATACCGATTAAGATTTATAGATTTATTGGTATGTTCCCAACTGACCTGGCAGCAATTGATGTGGCTTGGGATACAAACGATGCTCTTGAAGAGTATACCGTTACATTACAATATCAGTGGTGGGAAACAATAGATACAACAGACAGATCTTAGTTTGATAGGACAAATTCATGGCCTTTGATTTCTTTGGTTTTAGTATAGTTAAGAAAGAAGTACCACAGGAGGAGACACCGTCAATAAACAATGTTGTTCCTCCTGTGGACACGGAAGGTTCAATTGTTTCGAGCGGCGGTTATTTCGGAACACATTACAACCTTGAGTTTTCTTCAACTAACGAAAACCTACTCATCAATAAATATCGCGAAATCTCCCTGCAGCCTGAAGTAGAATCAGCTGTAGACGAAATCGTTAACGAAGCTATTGCCGCAGTTGACGACGAAGCTCCAGTTGAAGTTAACCTCGATCAAGTAAAGTATTCAGACGAGATCAAGGGTTTGATTAGAGAAGAATTTGAAAATGTTCTTTCTCTTTTAAACTTTAGAGAAAACGCTTATGAAATCTTCAAGCGTTGGTATGTAGATGGTAGAATTCAGTATTATATTGCTATTGATACGAAGAGTCCTGAAAAGGGTATTCAAGAGTTGTCCTATATGGACCCAAGAAAGCTCAAGAAGATCAAGGAAGTTCATCGTAAGAGAAACAAGAGAGGCGTTGAGATCATTGACAATGTAGAAGAGTTTTATATCTACAACGATCAACAATCTCTTAAGATTCCTAATGACTCGATCGCTTCTGTTACCTCTGGGTTGGTTGATGATAAGAATAATATTGTAGTTCTTTCTTATCTACATAAGGCTATTAAGCCATTGAACCAGCTTAGAATGCTTGAAGATTCAACTGTTATCTATAGGCTATCGCGTGCACCTGAACGAAGAATTTTTTACGTTGATGTAGGTAATCTTCCAAAGGTAAAGGCCGAACAATATCTAAACGAAATCATGGGTAAGTATCGTAACAAGATTGTTTACGATGCCGAAACTGGTGAAATCAGGGATGACAAGAAGACTCTTTCGATGCAAGACGACTTCTGGATTCCTCGTCGAGAAGGTGGTAAGGGAACAGAAATCACTACCCTTCCATCAGGACAAAACCTTGGCGAACTAGATGATATTAAATACTTCCAGCGCAAGTTGTACAGATGTTTAAACGTGCCTGTTGGGAGAATTGAAGACAACTCTACGTTTAACACAGGTAGAGCAACTGAGATCAACCGTGAAGAAATTAAATTCTTCAAGTTTATTCAGAGACTTAGAAATAGATTTTCAGCACTGTTCCATGATCTGCTCAAAAAACAGTTGATCCTGAAGAGAGTAATTACACCAGAAGACTGGGACTCAGAATTAAGCACCAGAATCTTCTACGATTTTAAACAGGACTCTCACTTCTTGGAATATTCAGAAGCTGAAATCATGACAAAAAGAATTGAACTTGCTCAGTCAGCAGTACAGTTGGGCGAAGATTATTTTTCAGTTGATTATATCAAGAAGCATATTCTGAAGATGACTGAAGTTCAGATCGACAAGATAGATACAGACAAGGATTTAGAAGCTTTAGAAGATGAAGGCGACGCGGGAGAAACTCCTACTGAACCTTCTGCTGAAACAGAATTTGAAGTTGAGCAACAAGCTTAAATACTCTATTGAGGAATATATGAATAAAAAAGAGGAAGCACTAAAAGGTATTATTGAAAACGCCAGGGACAACAAACCTGCTAACATTGGTCCTCTAGTGGATAAGTTGATGGCTGAAAAAGTCAAAGAAATTATTGTACAAAAGCAAAAAGAAATTTCAAAACAGCTTTAAGGAAAAGACATGGCAACCATACAACCACTCAAAGAAGATCAGAACAGATCGGTTCTGTTAGTTACTGGAACTGGATCGGAAACAGGTACAATTGTTGTTAATGGTGCTGCATTAACAGGTGCAATTAACGGTGCAACAGGCCCCCTGCCTTTTTACAATTTTCAAGTAGAATCAATTAATTGGTCGTTCCCTTATGACAAACCAGGTTATTTATCATGGCAAGGAGCGACTGGTTTTTTTGTGATGAACGGCACTGGCCAGGTTAGACTAAAGAGAGATTTTTCTTCAACAGCATATAACTACGTCCAGAGTCCATACTATGGTGCAACAGGCGTTGCTGGTAAGACTGCTTCGTATTACACCAGCACTGGTACAACCTGGGCTGGCGCTACTGGATTTGCAACAACTTCAGGTAACATTGTTCTCAACTATGCTGGAACAGACGGATATTCATTTGTTATCACGGTTCTCAAGAATACCGATACCTATGACAGATACTTCTCGGTGGAACCAGTACTAAGCTTGTAAAGAGGAATAAATGAAACTCCTAAAAGAAGTCACAGAAAAAGTTAAAGTTAAAGTCTTGGCCGAAGGTGTCGAAGCCAATAAGAAGTATTTTATTGAAGGCATCTTTATTCAAGGTGACGTCGCTAACCGCAACAACCGCAAGTATCCTATAAATACTCTTAAAGAAGAGATTGATAGATATACAAGAGAATACATCAACCAGAATAGAGCTTATGGTGAGTTAGGTCACCCTGACACACCAACAATTCAGCTAGACCGTGTTTGTCATATGATTCGTTCTTTAACACAGGACGGAAAGAACTTTATTGGTAAAGCTGAAATTCTATCAACTCCTAATGGAAATATTGTAAAGGCACTTATTGATGCTGGAGCTACATTAGGCGTGTCATCTAGAGGGGTTGGTTCACTAAAACAAGAAGGCACAGTTAACATTGTTCAACCTGATTTTAGATTGATGACTGCCGCAGACATCGTAGCTGATCCTTCTGCTCCTGAAGCCTTTGTTTCTGCTGTTATGGAAGAAAAAGAGTGGATGTGGAACAACGGTATCTTGGTAGAAAAGTCAGTATCAGAGTACAAGAACAGAATCAAGAAGTCATCTAAGAAAAGTCTTGCAGAAGAAAAGATCAAGATCTTCGAAGATTTTCTGTCGAAACTTTAATTTATATAAATACTATTAATTAAATTAGGAGATCTCACATGGCCCACGATAAATTAGCTTTCGAGAACATCTTTGAAGGCAACGACATCAACCCAGAAATGAAGGAAAAGATCACTTCACTTCTAAACGATGTTGTTGAACGCAAGGTAGAGGCTCGTCTAGCTGAAGAAGCAGAACACGAAGAAGACGAAGACGAAGACGAAAAGAAGGTTGACGAAGCTGGTTATCCTGTAAAGGAAGACGAAGATGAAGAATCTGAAGAAGAACCAGTAGAAGAAGCCGAGTCCGAAGATTCCGAAGACGAAAAAGAAGTAGAAGAAGCCGCCGACGAAGACGAAGAAGAGCCAGTCGAAGAAGCTGAAGACGAAAAAGAAGAAGAGCCAGTCGAAGAAGCTGAAGACGAAAAAGAAGAAGAGCCAGTCGAAGAAGCTGAAGAAGAACACGAACACGAAGACGAAAAAGAAGAAGAGCCAGTCGAAGAAGCTATGTCCGACTCCCAGATGAAGAAGCGCGACGAAATCGTCAAAGCTATGATGAAGGGCAAAGAAGGTATGAAGAAGCGTTACGGCTCTCGTTGGCAAGAAGTAATGTTTGCAACTGCTACAAAGCAAGCTATGGACGAATCAAGCTATGATCTAGAAGAAGATGCCGCATCTGAAATGGTAGGTAAGCTAGCTGACATTATCCAGAACGTAAACATCAAGCGCGTTGGTTCTGCTGATGAAAAGGCTTTCGGTAAGTCTATGAGCAAGTTCAAGACTGCCTTCGGTGCCGCATTCCGAGATCTAGCAAATAACAAGATGGCTGCTCCTGCAGTCGAATTTCTATCAAATCTAATAAATACTATCGCTACTGACTCAACATTGTCTGCTAGAATTGCTGGCGATATTCGCAAGACAGTAAAGCAAGAGATAGAAGAACAATATTCTCAGCAGATTGATAAGTACCTAACTTATGTTGCTGAACAATGGGCTGAGGAAAACAAGTTGGCACTTGAAAATGGGATCAAGGTACAACTTGCTGAATCGTTCCTAAAGAAGTTTGACGAACTTTATTCACAATTCAACTTTAAGGCTGTGCCTGAAAGAGACATGGTAGTTGAGATGACCCAAAAGGTTGTTGATGCTGAACTCAGACTTAATGAACAAATTGAAAAAAACGCCAATCTTCTAAACAAGATGAACAAGCAAAAGAAGGAAAACCTAATTAACGAAGCGACGAAGGGACTAACTGCAACCCAAGTAGAAAAGTTCAAGAAACTCGTTGAGAGCGTGACCTTTGAAAATGCTTCTTCTTTTGAACAAAAGTTACAAACGATTAAAGAAACTGCGTTCACCAAAGAAGTACTAAAGGGCGATACCATGTTAGAAGAATCAATTGCTCCACAGCAACCTTCTAACGAAAGAATCACTAAGTACGTGGATGCGATTTCGAAAAATCTCAAGTTTTAATTTTTTATAAATAAAAGTATAATTCTTTTTTCAAGGAGAAACAAACACCAAAATGTCACAACATTTAATCGAAAAGTGGAAGGAAGTTCTAGACCATCCTGGTCTGGCTCCTATCTCAGACAACCATAAGAAGGCAGTAACAGCTATCCTTCTAGAAAACCAGGAAATCGACGCAGTCCAGCAAAGCCGCATTCTTTCAGAAGTCAATGATGCTTCTGCTGTTCTCGGTGTAGCTGCTTCTGGCGGTTCCTTCGACCCAATCCTCATTGCTCTAGTTCGTCGCGCTATGCCTCAGCTAATGGCTTATGATGTCTGTGGTGTTCAGCCAATGAGCATGCCAACAGGCCTTATTTTCGCCATGAAGGCACGCTACGGTTCTGGTACAACCTCGAACGGCGAAGCCCTCTACGTCAATCCAAACATTGGCGCCACTGGCTTCTTCGGCGACGCAAATACAGCATACTCTGGTACAGGCACCTCACAAGGAACTGATCCATTTGATGCTGCTTATGCAACAGGTACTGGTCTCTCGACAGCTTCTGGCGAAAGTGTAACACCCGCTGAATTGGGTTTCACAATCGAGAAGGTTACAGTAACAGCCAAGACCCGCGCTCTCAAGTCCGAATACTCAATCGAACTTGCTCAGGATCTCAAGGCTGTTCACGGTCTCGATGCTGAATCAGAACTTTCAAACATTCTTTCTGCTGAAATTATGTTTGAAATCAACCGTGAAATCATGCGTACCATGTATGCTATCGCTAAGACTGGTGCTCAAAAGGGTACAACAACTGCTGGTCAATTTGACCTTGATACCGATTCTGATGGCCGTTGGTCAGTAGAACGCTTTAAGGGTCTTATGTTCCAAGCAGACCGCGATGCTAACTTTATTGCCCGTGACACACGTCGCGGCAAGGGTAACTTTATCGTAGTTTCTTCAGACGTTGCTTCTGCTCTTGCAATGGCTGGCAAGCTCGATTACGCTCCTGCTCTTTCAACCGACCTCAACGTCGACGAAGCTCAGGATACTTTCTGCGGTGTTCTTAACGGCAAGTATCGTGTCTATGTTGATCCATACTTCGCTTCCACCACAAACGACCTCATGATGGTTGGTTATAAGGGCAAGTCCCCATATGACGCAGGTATGTTCTTCTGTCCATATGTACCACTCCAGCAGGTTCGTGCAGTTGATCCTAACACCTTCCAGCCAAAGATTGGTTTCAAGACCCGCTATGGTCTAGTTGGCAATCCTTACTTCGGTTCTTCCGCTGGTGGTTTGGATGCAGGTACAAACGGTTACTATCGTAAGATTGTTGTTAAGAATCTTATGTAAACCTTTCCTCAGGGGAAAGAAAATCGGGGAGCCATTTGGCTCCCCTTTTTTTATTACCTCAACCCTAGTGCTGTTCTTCCTGGTGTCTTGTGATCCTTATGCATAAAAGTTTTATATCGGTGACAATTCGCGCAAAGAGTTTGAATATTTTCGTCTGAGTTATTAGAAGGGTTTCCGTCAACGTGATCTACTTCTAGCATGATGTCGTGTGCAATTTTAGCCGTGCAAACATACCCAAGCCTTCCGTCTTTGTTCTCGCAAAATGACTTCTTACCTTGTCTTTTAATCTTGCTCTGCCTAAAGTATTCATTCAATGAAATTCCTCTTTTTGCAGCTACTTTTTCGTTGCACAATCTTTTGTATTCTTTCAAAGTGAGTCCTTGACTCTTAGCCGTTTTAACTTCGGTGCAACGGTTGCACAACTTATGAAAATACTTTTTTCCATTGCCCGTCATCGAAATCTTGCACATTTTGTCACAACCAGCAGTCGTGCAGATTGGTCTATTGATTTCTTTGTTCATATCCAGTAGCTCCAGTAAACCCAGTGGCTCCAGTAAACCCAGTAGATCCATCGAATTGATTTCTTTGTTCATATGAATAGGTTCCTTATTACAGGAGGCTCATCTCAATTCTTTCCTTGTTCATCATGATCTTCCAGCGTTTGATCCAATGCGGAAGCGAACGAACCATACCATTCTGAAGTGCTTCTAAATTAAACAACACTCGCGAAGCCCAGTAGAACGAGGAATAGCCTGTTCGTACAACCATAATACCGTGTACAACTGCAAAGCAAATAGAAATCTCGGTTAGTGTATTCATAATATCTTTCCTTTTTAGTATAACCCTTATCGGACCTTAAAGCAGGTGACTTCAGCAACGTCACGGAAGTCTTCGTCTGAGTCGGCGAAGAGTATGATCTTTGCCAGTTTACCAACCATACGCAGCGACAGTTCGCGCAGCCGAGTATAGTTTTCTTCGATAAAGTTCATCAGATCCGAGGTCTGGGTTTCAGACAAGCCAAGCGTGTAAGCCATGTCGGTGTTCTGAAGAACGTCCTTGATGCGAAGCAGGTATTCGCGAGAAGAACCCATGTTGAGGTCGATGTAGAACGAACGAGAGATAAGAGCAGAAAAGTGCGGAGCCAGTTTGTTGCCCTGGTTAATCATCTGTTCGAAGTTCAGGTTGGTGATGAATACGATCGAACCACGATACTCAAAAGAGTTCGGAATCTCTTCGCCGCATTCGTCTTCGAAACGCTTTTCCGATCGCCATGCCAGAACTCTTTTCTTCGAAGAATCAAGAGCAGCCTTCAACAAATTTAAGGAAACTTCGTCCTGGAAAGCAGAGTCGCAATCGTCGAGCAGGATGACCTGGTTTTCTTCGCGGTTTTCCCAGAGAAGTTTATAAAGGCCAGTCGCCTTCATAAAGCCACGAACGGCAGTGTACTGAATCTTTTCTTCGGATTCAGAAGATTCCAACAGACCTTCAATCGTATAGGTTTTACCAATACCAGCAGGACCAGAGACGATCATTGAGCGAACGTTGCCAGCGACAACGCCATCAGCCATACGGTTCAGGGTACGGAACTTGCGACGTTGAGAAGTCAGCAATTCTTCGTCGGTCACGACAGGCTTGGAAACGGCAACAGCAGCAGTCACAGTAGTACCACCATTCTTGGTAAATTGAGAAATATCATAAAGGCCACGGTCAATTTTGTTGACGGTCAAAAAGCCAGGGTTCACACCATACTTTTCCCAGACTTCCATGAGATTCTTGCGAGTCACCTTGTCGCCGTACTTTTCACCGAGTTCGTTAATCATTTGCTGGCGGATTTCGTTAACCTTCATAACAATACTATCATAGCACGAAAGTGCGACGAACACAAGGACTTTATTCCCTTTAGAATCAGTGACTTGACTGCAACTCGTTGATTCTAAAGGGAAAGATTTTTTAGACTTTTTTAGCCTTTCTCGCGTGCACGTATGCATGCATATAATAGGGTGAAAACCAAAACTTTTTTTATCATTTGTTTTCAATGGTTTACGCACAAGTCGTTGATTCTAAAGGGAATAAAGTTCTTGTGTTTTTTGGAAGTCTATGCTATGATAGTTCTATAAGGTTGATTGAAACAATATGAAAAACGTTTCTCTACCCACTGTCACGAAAAACGATTGCTATGGTCGTCCTATGATGTCGATAAATGTAGAAAAAGTGTATAATCGTGGTCTGGCTGATCGACGTCTTGAGCGATTGCTTTCTGGAAGTGCAGACGCGAATTTCAGGTTTCAAGATCTTCGCGGATTCTTGCTGCGCTTCGGCTTTGGAGAGAGAATTAAGGGGAGTCATCACATCTTTAAAATTGATGGCGTTGGTGAGATTTTGAACCTTCAACCGAGGGGAACCACGGCGAAGCCTTACCAGGTGAACCAGGTTCGAAATTCTTTTTGTAGGATCTTTAATTTAGATGTTGGCTGGAATTGGTATTCAGTTAATAAAACTACCTGCTAAACCATTGATTTTAAAGTAAATAAAGTTCTTGTGTTTTTCGGAAGGATACGGTAGAATAATATTATGAAAGAAGGAATCAACTCCTCTCGCTTTGAAGAACTCACCAGTTTTCTGGCGTTTCTCTTCTTCTTGTTTGTGATGTATCTGTGGTTAGCGCTACTCTAATGTTGCGCTTCCGTACACGATTTGAAACTTCCCTTGCTGAGATCTCTCTTTTACTTAAAGAGGGATGGGAAATCTACGACTCAGACGAAGACGGCTACTGGCTGTTTCTCGAAACTTAATCTTTTTTGTAAGAGGTGATTTAAAATATGGCACGCACAAAGATTGACCGTATGGTCGCACTGAAGAATTTCGTTTTTTCCTTAAAGGAAAGGTATCCAAGAGATTACTTCTACCCATACGACCGCGCTACAATCGAAAATATTGCTGAAACAAATCCTATTGGCCTGACGATGTTCGCTCACGCAAAGCAAGGCTACGGAAAGATGACTCGGCTGAGTCGTGGGATGTATGTGATCCCTGCTGACTGGGAAAATGGTAATGCTCCCTGGGAAGTGAAAACGAACACAATTACCGCTACTGCATGAACAAACGCACAAAAAAGATCTTCCGAGATTTGACTTCGGTGGCAGCGGCTACTCCAAAGGTAGCAAACCATAGATTGGCTGCTGCTATCGTTTCCAAGGGAAAAATTATTTCCATCGGAAGTTCTTCTTACAAATCGTCGCCGTTTCAGAAGAAGTATGCTGCTGATGAGCACAAGATCTTCTTGCACGCAGAGATCTCTGCCATCAAAAAAGCTCTTCGATCTCTGACGGTTGACGAACTAAAGGCGACTTCACTCTATGTGTGCAGAGTGAAGTCGCGGGGTTGGGGAAACTCCAAGCCTTGTATTGGTTGTCAGCGAGCAATTGTTGAGTTCGGTATTAAGAACGTTTGGTACACTACAGAGTCAGGCCTAAAATGTTTATAAAGGATAAGGATAAATGACAACAGAAGAATTGAAAGAATTAGTTATAACCTCATCGTTCTTTAATAGTTTCAATGATCCAAATTTTGCTCAGAACTGGTACGCTGCCTTTTGCAACAACGAGTACAAATTAAACGACAATTCTCTTTATAGTTGTAGCTGGCGAAGTTCTGGTGAGACAGTAGCAGATATCAGGAAGCTTCATGGGTATGAAGAGGACTACCTTTATTGGTATTGTTCAGGTATAGTTTCAACCTATAGGTCGGAAAACCCTAAGACTAAATATGTAAGCGAGGGTGAAATTACCCCAGAGATCTTTAAATGTTTAAAAGAGATTGGGTTACAACCAATTTAAAAAGATATACGGGAATATGGCTCTAGATTGCTGGCTTGTTATACCAGAGGTCATGGATTCTATTCCCGTTATTTCCACCAGGATCTGGAAAGTTCGGAATTCTTGCAGAGTCCCTGGCTTCCGAGTAGAATACGGAGTAATGGGACTCGTTGACGTTGCTAACAAGGTTTTCTGTGTCTATGATGCGTTGGGCACAGACACTCCCAAAGAAGAGATAAAAGGGACTCCACAACGCATCACCAATTTTCGTGGGTGTCAGGCAGATACGGTTAGCTGCGGCAGTCTGTAAAACTGTTCGTCCTTGCGGCGTTTCGTGTTCGAATCACGAGGCACCCACCATTTGTCCTCGTAGCTCAGTTGGATGGAGCATTTGCCTTCTAAGCAAAGGGTCGCAGGTTCGAGTCCTGCCGAGGACACCAAAAGGTTAAATTTCTATGTCGATTTGGTGTAATTGGCAACACACAAGAATTTGACTCTTGTATTCTTGGTTCAAACCCAGGAAGCGGTGCCAGGATTTTTATTATGAAAAACATTTACTTGGATACAGAAACTTGCGGCCTTGATGTTAAGCGTCACGCCATTATTCAACTCTCTGGTCTTATTGAAATCGACGGCGAGGTCGTCGAAGAATTCGACTACAAGATCAAACCATTCCCAGGCGCATTGATCTCTAAATCTTCCATGGCAATAAACGGCTATACAATAGAAGATCTAAAGTCGTTTACAGACCACGAAATCGTTTACAAAGACTTTGTTGGGATGCTTGCTAAGTATGTAGACAAGTATAACCGAGAAGACAAGTTTCACCTCATCGGATATAATTGCAAGTTTGACGAGGAATTCCTACGTGAGTTCTTTGTGATGAACTCAGACGAATACTTCTCTTCGTGGTTTTGGTGGCCTTCGTTAGACGTTGCTGTTATGGCAGCAATTCTTACTAAAGAAGTTAGACACAAGTTCGAGAACTACAAACTAGAAACAGTCGCGAAACACTTTGGTATTCAATTCGAAGGTTCGGCGCACAATTCCTTGGCCGACGTGAAGGCCACTAGAGATCTTTATAAAGTGTTATCTGGAGAATAGCTATTATATAAATAATTGTTTAAATGTCATCATTCACCAAGAAATTTGATAACCCTCTTATTGTAAAAGACACAGGCGATGGCAGGAAATGGGAGATCGCAGAGTCTTTTTCCTACCATGTCGGTTCACTTGAATCGGACGAAGTCATCACTGTTCCTGTTGGTTTTGTCACAGACTTCGCAACCATTCCTCGCCCCATCTGGGCAATCTTTCCTCCTACTGGTAAATACACCAAAGCCGCAGTTATCCACGACTATTTAACGTCAAACAAAGGCAAGATTCCGTACAAGGGTTCTGACGGCAATCTGTATTATCGCTATTACACCAAGACACAAGTAGACAAGATTTTCCGTGAAGCCATGGGTGTGCTGAAAGTGAATCCCGTTGTCAAAGGCATTATCTGGGCTGCTGTTTCAGCGTTTGGAAACAGACGCGGATACCTAAATAGTTAAGAGGGATATATGGCAAAAGTTTCTATCACTGGCAAACCGCTTACATCAGAAAAGCAAAAACAAATCGTTCGAGAAATAGAGAAGTGTCTTTCTGACTCTTTGTTGAAGAATCAGGAAGTGACTGAAGTAAACATAAAAATCAAAACCAACAAGGAGAAGTAAAAAATGAACACAGTAAAAAGAACCAAAGAACTCTTAGACGAGCAAACAAACACACCTAAGAAAGGCGAAGTAGTACAAGAAGCATTTCCTGTCAAAGAATTTAAAATCGAAGACTTAGCCAAGGTCGCTTGGAAGAAACTTTCCGCATCAGACTCTGAGACCTTCGCTGGTGTTGAATCCGATAATGCTAGAATTGCAGAGATAAAAGATTACATTGTTCTCGTAGACGGTAACCGTTTGACGATTGTTATGGAAGACGGTTCTGAACTTCTGTACGATTTTGATGAGATCAAACCAGTCAAATTAGGCGTATAAAATACTTATGCTATCATTCAATCAATTCCTACTATCCGAAGGTGGTGCTGGCGGTCACGTCATGCACCCTTTCGACATTGCTAATTCTGGTAAAGAGCTATTGGCTCTGTTTGACGAAGGCATTGCCGACATCAAAAAAGGCGAAGCAGGTAAGACTGGTTCTGGTTGGGTGAAGCTTGATGGCGTTAATATGTCGGTTCGAGTTGTAGATAATCAATTCGTTCTAGACCGTGGCTCTGCAAAAGAGTTAGATCTAAAAGGTATGCGCCCAGAGGATTTCGAGTTAAGAGGTTTACAACCTGGTTATATCGAAAAGGCTAAGAAATTATTCAAGATCCTGGACGCTTCCTTTGATTCTACAAAGTCCGAGTTGGCCGCTTTTGGCGTTCTAAAAGACCCGAACGTTATTATGAATATCGAGTTCGTGGAAGGTCAGACAAACGTTATTAAGTACGAAATTGAAAACTTTATCGCTATCCATGGATTGAGAAAGTCTAGCTATAATCCAGAAACAAAGAAGCGTACGATCTCAGATATACCTTATAGCGTAGACGCTTTGAACAAATACGTTGCTGCTCTAGAAAAGACAGCAAAGAAGTTTGGTTTCGAAGCACTCGGTAATCCCTCGGTTCAAGAAAAAACTGCTATCAATATCAACCCAGTTCTTTCAAAGCAAATTAAACTAAACGGAACAACAAAGACTTTAAAAGATTGGTTACTTGGTATTGAAGAAATTCCTCATAAGAACGGTAGGGCTGTTATCTTCACCAAGAACGACTATCTGAATATTGAGAACAGCAAGAAAACTGATCTTTCCGAAGATCAGATCCGCGACTATATCCTATACAAAGCAACAATTGATATCGGCGATGCAATCCTTAAGAGTTTAACTAGCAAGCTTGGTGATCTTGAAGGCCAAGAAGGTCTTATGATGAAGCGAAAAAACGGCGACATCTATAAACTCACAGGGAAGTTTATCTTAAAAGGAATGGAATCTTCTTTCAGGAAACCCTAATGGCAAAAACAATTGGCATAATTTTCGGTAGATTTAACCCGCCTCACAAAGGTCATAAGGCTGCGTGGGAGATGGCTTCAAAGTGTACATACTGGTATGTTGGAACAAACAAATCAACTCATGGACCAAAGGATCCACTTCCTTATGAAGTCAAGATCGAAGCCATGAAAGCGATCTGGCCAGGTATCAAAGACCATATTATGCCAGAGACTAGTTGGTTGACAATGGCAGCTGCTCTTTTCAAGAAGCACGGTGACCTGCCTCTGTTGTGTTTTACTGATGAAGATTGGGTTGTAAAGACACTAAAAGAGTACAACGGCAAAGAAGACGCGAAGGGTAACTATTATAACTTCAGCGTTATCAAGCAAGAGAAACCACCTCGCCTTTCTTCGGCTACAGCTTTAAGAAAGGCTGTTAAAGAAGACGATAAAGAAGCCTTTGCCGATGCCGCTGGAGTTGATGCCGACACGCCTATCACAATAAAAGGTAAGAAGGTTCCTTTCTTTGATCTCGTTAAAAAGCATCTTGCACAGTATACAAAAGAAGAAGTTATGGGCGAAGAAATTGTGAAGACCAAGAAGGGTGACGTCGATAAGATAAAGGCTGTTTTTGATGATGTTCTAACAGAAGGCGATATCAATTGGTTTTTTGAAGAAGATCTTCCTAAAAAATACAAAAGCGGATTATCAGACTCTACTGCAAAAAAGAGAAAATATTTCTGGAAGAAACTTGGTAAGTATCCGTTTTCAAAGAGCGATTATGATAAGGCTGACAAGGTTCCTGGCGACTCAAAGAAAACGAAACCATCGAAGTATACAACTGCATATAAAGAGAAATTCGGTGAAGAAATAATTGAAGAATCTCCTGTTGACAAGGCACTAAAGAACAAATCCGAAAAGTCTGGTATCCCTGTTGGTATTCTAAGAAAAGTATACAATCGTGGTCTGGCCGCGTGGGTTACAGGTCATAGACCTGGGGCATCTCAGGCTGCTTGGGGTATGGCTAGAGTAAATTCTTTTATTCTAAAAGGAAAAACCTGGAAAACCACCGACGCCGACTTAGCTAAAAAGGTAAGAAAAGAAGAAGTATCAGAACATATTGTAAAAACCAAAAAAGGTTATGTTCTTTACTCCAAGTCAAAACCAAAGAGAAAGCTTGGCGGACCTTATTCATCAAAAGAACAAGCTATTAAAAAAGAACGACAGGTTCAGTATTTTAAACATATGGGCGAATCAAAACAAAAAACATTTACAGAATTAACAGAAGACATTAATACCGCAAATAAAGAAATGCACGAAGTTCCTACTAAGGTTAAAGAAACAGCAAAGCAAGGTATTGATCTTGTTAAAGAATACAAACGCGGCGCTACTCCTGCTGCGGTTCAGATAGCAAGAGATCTTATTACAAAGAAAGAATTATCTCTTAGCAAGATAAAAGCAATAAAAGCTTACTTCTTCCGCAATAAGACACAAGTTCAAAAAGGCGAGTCAGGTCATAGACCCTCATCGAATACAATCCCTTCTGATGAATGGATCTCTTGGCAGTTGTACGGTGGTAACGCTGGAAGAGATTGGGCGGAAAAAATCCTCAATCCTAAAAAAGATACTCAAATAAATACAGATAAGGAAAATCAATAATGAAGACCTTCCAAACACTCTTCGAAGAAATCAATCAAGCAACAGCTGAAGAAAAAGAATTAACTGTTGACGACGCAGGGCTAATCAAATCCGTGACCTCTAAGCTACAGAAGATCGTTTCAGATTTTTCTGAGATGTCTCCTGAAGAAGCAGTCGAACAAATTCAATCAGCAGTTTCAGAATTTAACCTGACCTTTGATGTCGACAAGGCTCTGTCTGCTATGCAGTCGGACGAACCTGTTAAACTAAAACTCACCCTCGCCGACAATGAAGACGATCCATTTACTATTAGTGCTGAAGACGAAGACGGCGAAGAGATTCCAGGTGATATGGTGCTTTGTGTCCACAAGGACGGCGAAGGTATCTATGCAAAGATTCATGTCTACTTTGACGACGAAGAACCAGAAGTTCTAGACGATATCAAGTTTAACATTCCCGACGAAGAAGAATCAGAAGAAGAAAAGAACGACGAAGCTGGTTATCCTGCATTGGAGAATGAAGCCGAGTCAGAAATCGAAAAAGAAAAGCCTGTTGAAAAAGATGATGATGAAGAAGAAACAGAACCTTCCGCTGAAGAAAACGATTCTAAAGTAACACGTAAAGGTGCTATTAAAGTTTATGAAGAATACACTGGCGGCACAAAGTACATTGTTGTTCACCTTAAACAAAACAAGTTAAAGGCAGATATCTTTAATCACAAGCTAGACGCATACAACCAAGGACTAAATATCGTAGGTGATATTATCGAAATTACACGAGGAGATGTTCAGGACACCGAATCGCGTATGAAAGAATTAGCTAAAGTAAAACGCCAAAAGCTAGCTGATGTAAAGAAGAAGATGGCAGCAAAGATGGAAGCTAAGAAGGTAATCTCAGATGCGAATGCAGCCGAGAATAAAACAGAATCTTTACCAGTAGCGAATACTGAGATCGTTAAAAAGCTAAAAGAGAAAAAGGGCAAGGATCTACCTGAGCCTGGAACACATCAAGTCTAGCTTGAATATCAATATCACATCAGATAACGCACTTCTCTACGCAGCCAGGGTTTATGACAATCCAGGCTGCGTAACTTTTCAGGAGTTCGAAGAGGACTACGCAAGGGTTAAGTTCATCAAAGTGCTTCTATCGAAATACCTAAATAATAAGAAAGTCAATATCCAGATGGTGCTGAATCATATCATCTGTCTGAATAACGTCTTTCCAGGCTGGGTCGCTAAGATTTTGTTGGCAGAAGTAGACAAGAATTATTGGAATCTCTTAGCCACTTTTTTGATTTATCTTAAGTTAATGCCGATTGACGATTTCTGGATTAATGGGAAAAGAATTAACGTAGAGGTATTCGAATTAGATGGAGAACTCTTAGATCGACTGAGGGAGCTATAATGCCAAAGAGATATAAAGTAACACGTATCAAAAGAGACATCTCAGAAGTCACTACTGCTTCTGTTGCTGCAACAGGCTCTGATCCTAACCCAGCAATATCGATTGAAAAGTTAAAGACAGCTCGCAAGAAAAATTATGAGCCTATGCCAGTTCTTAAGAGAAAAGGAAGCTAACCGTGGAGATTACATCTTTACAAAAAGACGTTCAAGACGTCAGGGTTCAAGTTGAGTTAATTAAAAAGGACATCTCACAGTTCGGTAGTGTGATGGAAAAGTTGGACAAAACAAATGACAAGATTCAAGACCTCATTGACAACATACACAAAATTGTGAACCTACACGACACACAATTAACACTTTCCAAAAGAGACACAGAAGACATCCAGAACGAGATCGAAGCAATCAAAGAAAAGATCTCTAAGCTAGAGAAGTTTGAATGGGCATTTATCGGTATTATCGGGTTTCTCTCGTTTATTCTGAATATCAATAACATCATGCTTTTTTTTTCAAGTAAATAGTTTATTTTAGAACCATAATATAGTATAATATTATATTGAGGTACCTGTTTGGCGAAAAATTATATCAATAACTCAGAGTTTCTAGTTCTATTAGCAAACTATCAGAAAGTAAAACGAGCAGCTCTGAAGAAAGGAAAGGATGTTCCTCCGATCCCTAATGAAATCGGAACGTGTATCTTAGAGATCGCGCGCGGCCTAGCACGTAGACCTAACTTCTCTGCGTACACGTTTAAAGAAGATATGATATCGGATGGTATTGAGAACTGCTTTCAGTACATTGATAACTTCAATCCAGAGATATCCAGTAACCCTTTTTCGTACTTTACCCAGATTGTTTATTATGCATTCCTGCGACGCATCTACACCGAATCTAAGCAATCCTATGTTAAGTTTAAATCTTTTCAGAACCACGATTTATTCACAAATCACAAGCACGAAACAAAAAAGCACGTCAATCTAATTAACACAATTATCAACGATAAAACACAGGATATTATTACCAAGTTCGAAGAAAAGATGTTGGCAAAAGCAACGAACAAAAAAGTTTTAAAAGACGACGATGAAATTATAAACCTCGAATTATTCATGGAGTAACATGCTCAAAGCTCTAATTACTGACACTCACTTCGGTGCCAGAGGCGATAACCCTCTTTTCTATGACTACTTTGACAAGTTCCTAGACAACGTATTCTTCCCCACCATCAAAAAGAAAAAGATCAAGAAGATTATTCATCTCGGTGACGTAAACGATCGTCGCAAGTACATGAACTATCAGACTCTTGCATGGGCTGATACCTTCTTTAAACGTTGTGCTGATCTAGGATTGGAAGTGGATGTTATCGCTGGAAACCACGATACGTACTACAAGTCCACGAACTCTGTTAACTCTCCTGACCTACTCTTCTCAAAGTACAAGAACGTGAAGATCTACTCAGAACCAGTCGAGATTGACAACGTTCTTTATGTGCCTTGGATCAACCCAGAGAACAAAGAGAAGACCCTACAGATCATCAGAGACACTGGGTGTGAAGTAGTTATGGGTCACCTTGAACTCACTGGTTATACGATGTTTAAAGGCTCTGTGTGTCATGATGGAATGAACGCAGACGTGTTCCATAAGTTTGAGTCGGTGTACTCAGGCCATTTCCATACAAAGAATTCTTCTGGAAACGTACACTACTTGGGTTGCCCCTGGGATCTAATCTTTACTGATACAGACGACGTAAAAGGTTTTCATTTATGGGACGATGAAACGGACGCTCTGACGTTTGTTGAGAACCCATACAAGATGTATTGGAAGTTGTACTACGATGATACAACAGCGTCGGACATAGATGACCTCTTGCTTTCTGACGCAGGATATAGTAAAATAAAGGGTACGTTTGTCAAGGTTTACGTCAAGGGTAAGAACAATCCTGTATTCTTTGATCGTTATATTCAGAAGATCAATACTTCTGAACCAGCCAACCTTTCTATTGTAGAAGATTACATTCCTGATAACAAGGAAGAAGACGCGATCTGCATCACGGAAGATACCTTGTCTATCCTCAAGAATTCAATCAAGGATTACTCTGATCTTCTACCATCAAAGGACAAGGAAGTACAGATAGAAAAGCTTCTATCAGATCTATATATCGAGGCATTGAAAGTTTAAGATGATCACATTTGAAGAACTAAAATGGTGCAATTTCCTCTCTACTGGAAACAAGTTTAACACCATCAACCTAAACGACAAGAAGACAAATCTTATCGTCGGAACGAACGGAATGGGTAAGTCGACGATCCTCGATGCCATTACGTTTGTTCTGTTTAACAAGCCTTTCCGAAAGATCAATCTTCCTCAGCTGGTGAATACAGTAAATAACCGAGACTGTATTGTAGAGATCTCGTTTAGTACTGGAGCGAACTCTTATCGAATCGTTCGTGGCCTAAAGCCAAAGGTCTTTGAAATCTGGGAGAACGACAAGATGCTGCAACAAGACGCAGCTATTCGAGACTATCAGGAATACCTTGAAAACCATATCCTGAAGATGAACTACAAGGCATTTACCCAGATCGTTGTGATCGGTAACGCAACGTATCAGCCGTTTATGAAGTTGTCTCCACACGATCGTAGAAACATCGTAGAGACGTTTCTTGATATCGACATCTTCACCAAGATGAACTCGATCCTGAAGTCAAAGATCACTGAGACAAAGGAAAGAATCAACGACGTTTCCTATAAGTACGACCTCTCTCATGAGAAGATCAAGATGGCTCAGACTATCCTTTCTAGCTCTGAAGAATCTATTCAGAAAAAGATCTCAGACAACAACTCCGAGATCGAAAGGAAAGAGGTGGCGATCGCTGTAAAGAACAAGCAGATCTCTGACCTGAACGACGAGATTACTTCTATTGTATTCAATCAGGAACAGACGAACAAGGTACAGGAAAAAATCAATAAACTAAACGAATACCTGACTACGTTTAAGACAAAGAAGAAAACAACCGAGAAGGAGATTCAGTTCCTTGAGGCAAATGATTCTTGTGGTACATGTAAGCAGGTGATTGATCCTGAGTTCAAGGAAAAGAACCTGACGGAAAAACGGGAAGCGGCTACAAAGCTTGAAGGAGTTATTAAGCAAGCTCAGGACGAGATCACGAAGACAAATAATACTCTGAACTCATACCTCGAGAACCTCGAAGAAATCAAGTCCAGAAAGTCTCAGATCGATCGAGTAAAGATTGATCTAGGTTATCTACAGAAGGATATTGATCGTATTGTAAACGAGAATGCTGCTCTTCTAAAGGAAAAGAAAGACAACCTAGAAAAGAACAAAGAAGAGTATCAGGTGCTTTTGGACGAGAACAAATCACTCTCGGATGCACGCGATAATCTACTATCCGAGCAACATCTGCATTCGATTGCTGCCGTTCTCTTAAAGGACGATGGTATCAAGACAAAGATCATCAAGTATTATCTGCCGTTGATGAACAAGTTGATCAACAAGTATCTACATCACCTGGACTTCTATATCAACTATACGTTGGACGAGAACTTCGAGGAAAAGGTAAAGACTCCTTCGCGGGATTCCTTTACATACAACTCCTTCTCGGAAGGCGAGAAGCTACGAGTTGACTTAGCTATTCTGTTCGCTTGGCGGGAAATAGCTAAGTCTAAGAACTCAACAAATACCAATCTATTGTTGCTGGACGAAGTGTTTGATTCATCCCTTGACAACTCAGGGATCGACGACTTCCTTCGTATCCTTGATGTTCTGACAGAAGACACCAACGTGTTCGTGATCTCTCATAAGGGTGACTCACTGTTCGACAAGTTCACGAATGTAATTCGGTTCGAGAAGGTAAACGGTTTCTCTAAGATTATGTGAGGAACTTCTCTAGGCTACCGTCGTCAATCGGACCCTTCTGGACTACCTTGCCGTTGACCATGGAATACCATTCCTTCCCAGATAAATCAATCAAAACTTGATCTGATTCGTCTTCTTTATTTGTGTAAGTAACATGGCCGTCGGCTCCTACAGCTGGACGGCCATAGCCATGATTTGCCATCAAAGCATCTAGTTCTTTTCTGTTGGCTTGCTCGTTAATAAAGTTGTTAAATGAGTACATAGTTCCTTTTCCTTATAGAATCTGACTAAGCATAATAGACATCGTATTTCCTCTAGTCCTCACGTAAGGTTCCTTCTTGAAGAAGTATTCTCCCCTTTTATTCCAATCCATTACAATAAAGTCTCCGTCTTCCACTTCATCCAAAGACAAGGCATTGGATATTGGTTGCACCAATTCTTTTTCTAGAACCCTCTTTAAGTTTCTAGCGCCATATTCAACCGAATAACCTGCGTCCACAATCTTTTCTTTGGCTAATTTGGTTACACCGAGGAACACCTTTTTCATTTCGCAATGGAAAAGTCTTTCTTGAATTTCCATCAGTTCGAGATCGAAAATTCTCTCCACGTCTTTTCGTACCAGCTGTTTAAACACAACGATCTTATCAATACGATTGATAAATTCAGGAAGAAAAATTTTCTTAATTTCCTTTATTATAACTGTTTCGCGTTCTGTTGCAGAAAGAATCTTCTTAGTAAATCCAATAGTATTTTCTTCTGTCTCGATTTTTCTAACGCCAATGTTGCAGGTCATAAAAATAAAGCAGTTTACAAACGAAACATCAACGTTTGAGTTCGTGGTTACAGTAGCCGTGTCTAAAATTCCAAGAAGCATATTAAACATAGAAGGAGAAGCCTTTTCGATTTCGTCAAAAAGGATTACATTTGGCTTTCCTTTGATCTGAATACGCTCCTTAGATAGCAAAGGTTTTGTGTCTCCGTGACCCACGTATCCTGGGGGGGCGCCTAGAAGCTTCGACAATTCATGGTGTTGCTGCAATTCACCGCAATTTATCACAACAGGATCGACATCAAAGTAGTTTCCGATTTCTTGAACAATTTTTGTCTTTCCTGTTCCTGTCGGGCCAGCGAAAAGGAAATTAAACAAAGGCTTTTTGGGGTTGTTTAATCCCACGAAGTAACGCTGAGATCCATTACAGATCTCTTTGATTGCTTCGTCCTGCGAAATCACTTTTGACTTTAGGTACTCAGATAAACGCCTGGCTTCGCCATTAAGATTTTTGCAGTCAAGTACCATCAAGAAACAGCCTCCTGACGTATTTATGGGCAAAGCAAAAGGCTCTCCGAAGCGAGCCTTTTGGATTCTTTCTGTTTCCGAGTGAATCGTACTCAGCTTTAGCTACCGCTCAGGCAGCATATGCATAGGCAACGTTATTGTTGGCCTTTATGTGTTTCCGCTGTTATACAGTAGTCGGCTACTGGAAATCTCCTCTCCTCTATTCCCGCCAATCGAAACTTGACACCCCCCACAAATTTCCACTCCAGAACTAGCGAATGAAAATTTGGAGGTGGTGGCATTGCAGCCACGTCTTGACAGTAGTCGAATCGGATCAACGATTCCAATTCTATTTATAATCCGAAAATTTCAAATTACTAAATAGTAGCAGGAGTAGAAAGTGTACCACCATAATAACTCCTGCGATTAAAACCAACTTCCTTGGTAGATTCTATCCAAGCAGCATAGCCTTCTTCTAAGAGGGATTTCGCCGCTGAGACTACGGTTTTATTATACTCATCATAATAATGAGGTACACTACCAGTGGCAACATGTACTGGAATATCAATTGGTTTCTTAGGCATTCACGATTCCTTTCAGGACCATCCATTCTTTCACGAATTTCAAAATTAGACCATACTCTTCAATTTGTTCAGGAGAGTAGGCGTTATCAATACCAATCTGATTATAGTTAGATAACCAGTCATCAATGTGAAATTTTTGACCCCCAATAACAACGTTTCCTTCTTGGTCAGTGACACTGATATGGTGAACAGTTCCTGTTAGGAATAGGGGAGTAGTTTTCCATTCGCCTCCTGACAACACACCAACAACTTTTGTGTTGCCATAAACCATTGCGTCACCGAAGACCATTGCGTTGCCATAGACACATGCGTTGTCAAAGACCCTTGCGGTGCCAGAGACCCATGCGTTGCCAGAGACACATGCGTTGCCATAGACACATGCGTTGTCAGAGACCCTTGCGGTGCCAGAGACCCATGCGTTGCCATAGACACATGCGGTGTCAGAGACCCTTGCGGTGCCATAGACACATGCGGTGTCAGAGACCCTTGCGGTGCCAGAGACCCTTGCGTTGTCATAGATCAACGCATTTGGCCCCACGAAAGCTGTGTCGTCTACAGTAGCGGTGTTCTTGACCCAACCTCCACCATTAGAGTGTTGATGCCAAGTTTCTTCTGTGGCATCGGGAAATAGCAATTGTAATTCTTGTAGTGTCATTTTGTAATCTTTATTAATTCAGAACTCAACCGTCGAAACTCTTCAGGGTTCTTATCTGTCATGGCTTGGTAGATCTTCTCTAGTATGTCTGAAACTTTCAGGTAATCAGCATACTCTTCTTGAGACATCCAGTTGAATGGTACGGTCATGGTTAATCTCTTTCAATATTGAATTCTTTTTTAGACAGCACTGCCATTTCATAGAACGCATCAGAACGCATCTGATTGAATTCTTTTTCTTTCATCAGAAGATGACCTGAATCCAGTCTTCTTGGGGTTGCGGTGTTTGTTGTTTCATCGGCCTAACGACGAGTCTTACTATCGATATGTCTAAGTCAGATTTATATTGATTAACAGTAAAATTCTTTGTTGCAATAAAGTACTCGCCTCCTTTGACCTCTCTAGGAGTCTCGCTGACCAGTTCCCATTGATTATCCAGATTTGATTTGATCTCTTCCAAAGTCTTCCCATAGATTTCAAACACTGGATCTTTCTTCCCTAGCAGGACTAGACGGGGAGCATCATACTGACTCATCTGCAACGCAGATTTCAATTCTTCACCCGCCAAAGTGACAAATGTCTCATCCCGTTTCGGGGGACGGAATTCGCAGTGATAATTTGGAATATAATACTCTTGAATTTTCTTGAGTACTTCTCCTTCATAAACTTGTTCAATTTTGATATCTTGGGTGTAGATGAGGTTCATGATATATTTCCTTAGTCATTGTGGTGTGGGTTAGGAACGAAGCCATCTCCGCCTTCCTGACCCTTTGAGCTCACTCTGAGGTATCCAAACGCCTTTTCGTTCATAGAGCAACTGTACTCTTAACCTCGCCAAAAGTAAACGCATCCCGCGAAGCCTGGACCTGCTGGCCTTGGGTTTTTGCGGCAACAAAGCCAACAGGCATCGTCAGTAGACCAGAACCATAAAAAGTCAATGCAGGGGCGTCAGGGTTAAAGTGGGTTTTCATATCAATCAACCTTATAGAACTAGTATAGCGCGAAGTCGCAAAAAAGGCTAGAACTTTGTTCGCTTTAAAATCAACAACTTTTAGCTAAGTCTTTGATTCTAAAGAAAATCTTTTTTTCTCGTGCGCGTTACAGTTCCAATTCTTGGTCGTAGGCGGCAAGTTCGGCGAGGACGGCCCGTCGTGCGGCTTCCGCGCGACGTTTATAGGCCAAACTTAAGCTTGCCGACGATTTCGAATCAATAAACGAAATTATCGTTTCGTTTTTCTGACGCATGATCCATTCTTGAGCCGAGACAGCCTTCCAACGACGAGCGTAGAAAAACGATTTCCAAGGAGTGTTTGCGTACAACGACTCAATAGAAAGAGCGAACTCTTTACGATCTTCCGTGAATGGAAGAGCCGTAAAAGAAGACTCCAACTCTGCTGCGAACGATTTTATACTCGATTCAATTTCTGTCAATCGAGAATGTAGATAGGGTAAATACGTTAAAACTTCAGTTAACTCGCCAGCGCGAATTATGTCAATTAAACTGTGGTCTAGGTTCGCGCGAGTCACAAGTGCATGAACGGCAACGTACTGGGGCGATTTAACTTTGATACGATTGAAATTGTTGTCGACCAATACGTATCCCTCAGAAGAATCAGGGGAGAGCGTTTTCGCTGCGTGTAAAATTTCTTCAATGTTGTTTAACGAATAGCGACGAACCAACGCGAGGTTAGCTACCGTATCAATCGACAATTCCTGTAACGTCACGTTGTTTCGAACGCCAATCAAAGTAAGCGAACCATTGTTGCCGCTCTGGTTCGTGACGATCTGATTAAACTGAGAAGTCAATTCAAACATGTAGGTAAATTTTGGATTACACGATTTAAAAAAGTAGCCGTTGTCTCCAAAGACCTTCCAGAATAAAGCTCTGAACGTGAACTCATTTACTCCGACGTTTCCTCCAGCATCAGGAGAACCTTTTGTTGCCACCCACCAGTTGCCGTCATAATGGTACATTATCATCAAAGACCCATCGAGTTTTTCCGCCACCTGAAAGTCATTCCAGTTAAACTGCTTCTCTCCTTCTGGGTATTCAGTGTAGTTAAAAAATCGGTTAAAGGGATACGCAACAACAGCCCAATCATTTGCGGAGTCAAGAATGACGCCGCGAGACTCAACAACAACAGGGTGAAACCGATTGTTGTAACAATTGATTTGGTTGTAGGTGAACTGAACAAGATTTGTAAATTCTGGGTGAACCGTTGTATCAATTCCAAGTTGTCGAACTGCTTCGATGCCTTTATCGCGAAGTAAAGCTTGAAGTTTAAGCGTTGGTGATAACATTTCGCTTCCTTTAATTAAAACTCGAAATCTAGAATGCCACAGTTAAACACAGGAAGTTTAAGCACGTTCCAGCACTCTCTAATCACCTGAGGGCGATCTTCAAATACAGCAATAACGTTGTACTTCCCTTCGACGTTCTTTTTGTAGAGATTTGTTTTAACAAGAGAATCCCGACGAGTATCACCTACAGTTCGCATGTGTAGCTCGAAATTTGTCAGGTTGCATTTATCGTGCAACCACTGGAAAGTATCGTCGTAACAGGCAGTGCTACGGCCAGAAAACACAAAGAGTTTCGTGAAAGGATTTATTGCTAACATTCCTTTAACAGCCATAAGCACATGTCTACGAACTGAGTCCTGGCCAACTAAAGACTCATCAAATGGGCTACGATTTCCCGAGTCTGCCAGAGTTCCATCGATATCAACAATTAAACAATCGGTTAGGTGATTCGGCTCGTAACTCGGGAGGGTACAGTTCTTTGCCATGTATTTGTTATACACATCCGAAATGACTTTTTGCCCAACACGCTTATGTTCTGGACGATTTTTGTCTCGCTTAACACACTCCCAATAGGACACATAGGTAAAGTCAACAAACTCAACCTCGTAACCCAGATCATCCAATAACTCCAACAGCTTCTGCAACGTCTTTGGATTTAAATGAGTGTTGTCAACAATAATGTTAACTCCGTTTTTCGCGCAATTTATGATCTGGCAAGTGCGTTCTTTGTGAACCCAATCCTGGATCTCTGGCGACCAATCGCGATGTCCTACAGTAGAATAAATTCTATCGCGGATCGCGTCGTCGTTGATAATGACTGCTTCCTTTTCCACTTGGTTTTTTTCAGCCCAGGTGGACTTACCAGAAGCTGGTAGCCCCTTTAAAACATAAGCTTTCATACAACTATATTATAACGCGACTAAAAGAAAAATACAAGAACTTTATTTACTTTAGAATCAATGACTCAATCAACTAAATCCAGTAGCATCTGGTACAGTTAAAGGTTTAAATTTAACGAACCTACCAACGTTCCTCGTGTGAAGTGCACGCTCCACAATCTGTTTGCAGACATCTTCAAATAAGATCGGGGTGTAGTCGATTTTTTCTACACAAACATTTAAATAGCGAGTATCTTCTAAACTGTTTGTGTGGGTGTGTCCGTGAATGTTACAACCGAAGTGATATAGATTGGCTTCATGTACAGGAATGTGAGTCAGTAGAAAACCATTTATTAAATGAGAGCCACGAATATCGCGGAAGTATGGAGTGTAATCAGATAACTCGAAAATATCACGATTACCTCTGATAAGAACCTTATCGCCGTTTAATCGACTCAAAATCCGCAAAGAATTTCTAGAAATCGCCACATCCCCTAAGTGATACACCTTGTCGTTTGGCCGCACGGTTTCGTTCCAGCGATCGACCATGAACTCGTCCATTTCTTCACCAGAAGAAAATGGACGCGCAGGAGAACCGTCTTGTAATTTAAATTTCGTACAAAGATTCTCATGACCGAAATGTGTATCACTTATTAACCAAACTGATGGCACAAGTACTCCTCGAACAACAGACTTCTATAAAAGCTTACTGTATATTCATCATTACTATAACAAGAATCACGTAGCTTTTAGGTATAACATGTTAATCACTGCAACCTTTAATTATAAATTCTTTGAAATGATTGTATTTATTTAAACGAGTATTTTCGCTTTTAGGGATTATATCCACAAATTTAGCTGTCTGAGGACAAACCGCAAGGAAATTTTCGACTTGTTCTTTTGTCATAACATTTTTCTCGTGAAACCAGTTTGGTTCGTCGTACGGTAAATTCGCCATTGTTAACTAAACCTCTGTTGGTTAAACAAATTTGTGTAGACCTTGACTATTAACAGTTTTTGTTTTAGTAATCTCAACAGCGTATCCTTCAGAATTCTTGAAAATTAGTTGACCTCCTCTAAATGAACCTGTTATTAAATCTTTATTAGAAAATGACACCATGTATTCAGAATTACCTGACGGTAAAGAAAAATCATATTTCTCAATTTGAATTGGATCCATGTAATATTTATAATAATCAGTTCCAGTATCTATAAAATTTCCATCTTTGTAAAATTTGAGATTATACTCTGCTAAGTTGTCACAGTTCTGTGGTTTGACGTTTAGAATATCAATCAACTCAAGCGGAGACTCGTTATAACGATTAACTTCCTCTACAATACCCTGTAACATATCGAAATTAAATTCAGAATACATGCTTGTGGTAGCGATTAGTTCATCAAGATGACGTTTATACTTAAGTTTGTCAACACAATATTCTCGAATAAAATTTTCATCAAGTCCATTATATTTTTTCATGTAGAAGATTCTACTGGGGCGATTCAGCATTTGTGGACTGATTCTACTAGAGTCGTTAGATGTCATCAGGATGAGTTTCTTGGAGGAGAACAATCCATCCAAAAGAGTCAGTAAGGTATTCTGTGACCTGTCGTTACTTGACAACCTGAAAACTTTTTCAAATTCGTCGAAAAATAAAACACAGGGTTGTTGAATACTTTGAAGGAACATAACGAACTCAGTGTCATCATACTCATCATTAATAAGGATAACAGGACAACCAGCCGCCATTGCATTTACACAAACTTTCTTTGCCAGAATGGTTTTTCCTGAACCCTTCTCCCCTGTCAACAATACACCAGTCGGCTGAAGACGTTGATTAAATGTGTTCAGAATGCGGTCAGCAAACTTATTGACATCGCCATATAACTTCTCTGGAATATTAAAGGATTCAATTTCTTCTAGAAAGAATCTCGCAACCTGAGCATCATATTTTAAAACGAAAACTTTGGGAGGAAGTTTTTCCTCGATGACATAGTTCGCTCTGTTCTGAAGAAAATATCTGCTACCACTTTTTTGATAAAAGGTTTCCATTATTTTTTTCCTTACTTTTAAATTTC